ACATATCTATTGTAGCCATCCCATTCGTTGCTGACTTATCCAGGTTTGCGCCATCTGTTGCATAACGTTGGTTAAATCCTATCATTGCACGTTGACGACCCAATAAAATTGGTTGCTTTAATGCTTCTTCAGGAACTCTAATTCCTGACATAAGCAAATCAATAACATGTTCTTCGTCAATTCCATCGTACTTTGCTCTTAATTTAGCAAATGCCGCTGTTCTTCGTGCTTGCTCAATGTCAGCTAATGACATTGTAGCGTTACCGCCTGTTGTTAACTCTGCATATATATCTTCAAATAAATACATATCGCCTTCATCAATCAAATCAGATCCCGACATAGCCGGAGCCATATGTGCGTTAGAATTTGTTTGATTTAAAGATGCATCAATTGCATTTCCATCGCCACGCGCTTTTGGAGCTTTAATTGGCGCTTGAAATGTTAATCCGGCAAGTGATACTTGTCCGTCAATTAAATTCTGATCATAATCAGGTACGATATTTTGCATTCCGTTATTAATCCAAAACGCGTCAGCTAATGTATGATCAAATGCGTTTCTTAATGGTAACGATTTTGATCGTGCTTTGCGTCTGTGATTAACAATTGCGTTATATGCTTCAACAGGTGTCATATTTAATTGAAAATTATTACCAGATGATGAACCTGTTGAATGATCACCACCAAAATGTAGTCCTAATGTTTGATAAAATGTTTTTAATGCAACATGTGTTGTTACATCCCAATGTCCAGTACCAGAATACTGCCCAACACTATCTGATGCATAATCATATAACTTATTTGTTTCAAAAAATGGTACTACACTTCCCGCGGCTCCATTTTCTTTTTTATATGAACGGTTTAATTCGTCCATTGATCCGTTGAAACGTTCAAAAGCAAGCATTGGTACGAAATGGGCCATTAAAGTGATTCCGACTCCATTCATGAGGAGCTCAGAAGTTTCGGCCATTTCCACGTTGACGCGGATTTTACCGCTACGAACTCCGTCTTCACGATGCAACCATTCGTACTTCAGTGGCAGGATTTTACCTGCATCACCCGACGTTAACACTCGGCCTTTTGCACTACGTACAGACTTCTGTACTGCAATAGGTGAGTTTGGTATCATTTCAGTCATTCTCATTTGCGTTTTCTCCTTGCAATGATTTTGGTTATAATTTTTCGTATTTTTTTACACTTTGCGCACATTTAATAATCACTTCTTACAAACCCATTTATTTCATCTTGGATTTTGCGTGCATTATTTGTTATTCCGCGTATTGTTTTGTATTGTTCCATAGCTAATTTAGGTGTGTGTAAATTATTTTTTATTTTTCTTGAATTTACTATATCTCTAATTTGTTGCCTTGAAATTTTATCAGTCTTTTTAGCTGTAAAAAATTTTCCAATAGCTTCTAAAGCTTTATCGCGCCAATATGTTGCTTCATACCATGCGTTACCTGCGAATTGTGTAGCCATCTGGTCAACTTCCCATTCAACCCATGGATGATAATGTATTCTGCCATGTCTATCTCGTGTCATACCAATAATACTTTTTATTTTATCATCTGTAGTTATTTGCATTCCACTTTTTGTTAATGATGTAACAGTTTCTTCTGTTAAAATTGATGGTCGATACATAACTTTAGGCTGTGTTATATGTGGGTCAGCAACAGCTATACTTTCTGATAATTTTGGATCAACAGGTCTTATTTCTGTTGGATCAATTACAGATGAATTTTTGTTTTTATAATTATCATAAGCATCAAATGTATTAAAAAATACATCTGAGCTTAATCGTCCCATTGGGATTTGATCTCTATAAAATCCTTGTCCGCCTGTTGCTCTTAATACTGTTAACGGATTAAATCCGTTTGCTACTGCGTCGCGTCTTAATTTGCCTAAATCTGTACCAGTTTGACGTGATTGTGGTTTCCTATCGTCAAACATACTTCCAAATTCATATCCTGCTCTTGCTCCTGCAGGTCCGCCCATCATTGCGCCGCCTGCAGCAAATGTATACTTAGCCCCACGTCTTGACATATCTTCAAACTGTCTTCCAAATTTACGTAATGCTGAACCTAAACCCATATTATATTACTCCCGTATTCAACAGCACATCGGAAAATAATGCTAATCCCATTATTAATCCGGCAACTGTTGCTATTATGATGTCTTTTAATTTCATTTGATCCACCTCCGTGTAATGAGATCGATCGATACTCCGGCTAATGCCGTAAATCCCAAAACAATACTTTCCGTTGTACCAACTGCAATTCCGGCACCGGCAAGCGATGAACCCAGAATTGTACCACATCTAGTGATTATAGGTTTTAGGATTTGTTTAATTAGTAGTAATTGCAATTTTTACTCCTTCTTTTTTAGAAGGGGCAAAGGTCCAAATGGCCGATAATATATATTATGATCATTGTGAGACTCTTGTGTCACCCCATACGTATTTTTAGACTTATAAAATTTAATTTGTAAAGTCTTTTTTTTATTTTTTTGTCTTTTTTTGACATTATTTGCACCAAGGAACAAATTTTTTAGACCCTGATCCCCCAGTAGGGGTGTTATCTTTGGGTCTTGCTTTACACCTTATCCGCAAGTCCTTGACCAACCATGATTGTTTTGGGGATTTTTTCCGCTTCGCTAGAGCCTGTTCAGGCGGTGTTACAGCTGTTCGCTCCCGTCTTTCAACGGGTGGACTATATATTTCTATTCCTCGTCCAATTCCGCGTACAGTACTTCGGCGTGTGTTCGCCGGCGTTTGATTTGTTGTCCTTGTTTTATTGTTTTTATTACTTCTGATCTTTCTTCGTGCCATTCATCCGTCTCCGTATAAATTTGAATTCCTGTTTTATTTTTGTTTTCCCAATATATTATTGGAATACCATCGTATTCTGCTTCCACCATAATATCGTCTTTAAATATTCCATCACCTTGGATTTCATCCCAAGGTTCAAAATATTTAACTGGTTTATAATGTAGGCGTTCTGTTTGTTCTTGATTAAAATTATCTGAAAATATAGGATGCCTAATTTTCCTGCTACCTAAATCTATTTCTTCAAAATCGATAGGATCTTCATAATTTAATGTTGTTATATCATCGTAATAGTCGTTAACTATTTCTGATAACGGTTCATGCTCATATTTTTGTTCCCATTCATTTATGAACGTTTCCATAAAATTTTCTCTTGTTTTGCCTTGCATCATAAATCCTTTTTCTCGGTTTTTATAATCCCTGACGTCTCCAAACTTATAGAAATATGTTTGTGGGACGAGGGCTTGTTCAACGTGTTGCTTCGCTAACTGTTGAAAAAACTCGTGTCCTAATGGTGGTTTTTTGCTCATAGCCAAATGGCTATCGCTTTGCCTTGATGTCTGATCTTTCAGAACATATTTCAGGCAATATTCAAAACCTTTCCAATCTGGCTCTTGAAAATATGCAAACCCGTGTTTCCAATATTTCCAATCTACCCTTTTATTTGACGTTACTTCTGGATAACTATCCTTAAAGAATAGTATTATATGCCAGTGCGCACGTCCTTTTGCGCTACCGTATTCTCCGGTAACGATGTACCGTACTTTATGTTTTTTCCTTAATTTTTTTAAAAAATCTTGAACATCCTTATAAACTAAGGTTACTGCATGAACTTTTTCGTGCTCTTTTAATAAATCATCTCCATAAGTTAATGTTACTGCGTAAGTTTTCTTTGCAAACTTACTTTCGGCAATGCATCTTCCAACGTAATCGTTAACTCTACGTTTGCGGCATTGCCAGCATTCGCGACACCCAACTTCAGTCCCATCATCTAATTTTGTTGGTGCTATACACATAATTTACTGCTGTTTCCTGAATTTGGTGTCACTAAATGCATATCTTAACAAGGGTAGGGAGATAACGCCGGCAAACGGAACTCCAATATGTGGAGTTTCCGTTCCGTTTGCCTGGTGTAAGTTATTCAACTTACTTTTTAAAATGGTTCTTTTACTTTTTCTTGCCAATTTTCTATTTCCCAGTGTGCTGGATCCCAAAAATTCCAATCGTGTCCTGAGTCCAATTTTATGTTGCGTTTACGCGCAACTTCTTTGCCGATTGCAACCATGCAATCCCATTCTTTTTTGCTTAAATTCCAACCACGTGTGGCATGAATTATATCCACCGCCATTCCATATTGGTGTGCGCCAAATCCGGCAGATGCTTTGCTCCTGCCTTTTTCGTATAACTCCTGTTGCCGTTCTGCAGTGCGTACAAATTCAAACGCTCGTATTGGAATATTGCGTCGCTTCATTGCTTTGGAAAATGCTTTCCAAAACTCGACTATGTCAGGGTGTACCCCTCTATAGTCGTTTTCTGTCTGCTGAATTTTAACCCAGAGTGATTTCGATGCGTTTGGCTCTGCTAACGATCGTGCCGCTTCTACGTGTGTTCTGTGCACCAGCTCATCGCGGTGCCAGAACTGGATACGGTCAATGAACCGTATCCAGCGTAGAAACTTAGTCGGGGGTTTCTCCTGCATCTTCTGCTTCTGCCTCTACTGGCGCTTCAACTACTGTTTCCGCTTCTGCTTTAATTTTTGCAACTTCAGCTCTTAATGCGGCTCTTTCGGCCTCAAGCTGTGCGTTGCGTTGCGTTTCATTGTGTTTCATAAACGCCATCATTCGATCAAACTCACTTGAATTATTTACACGTGGCTCTATCGAAGTAAAACTTGGATTATCAGTATTTTCAACTGCTTGATCCAAGTCTGGTATATTCACAAATATATCAGCTGTTTTTTCAGCTTTTATTTGCACATATGTTGTTGCAGGTGCTGTGTACTGAATTTCAGTTTTTCCGTTTGATGTTCCCACCAATACGGGTTGTGACATTTTTGCATCACTTGCAACCCAAACTTCAATATTACTGTTTGCTGTAATTTCAAACTTAACGTGTCTTGGTTTGCTTGATGCAAACTCAATCACTTGTCCTGCTTTTGTAGCTGTCCACTTATTAACGTTGCCATGTTTTATTCTATTCATTTTCTTTTTTCCTTTTTAAAATGAGCAGGGGAGGGGAGGACTCCCCTGCTTTTTATCACTTCTCGATACGCGAGGAATCGACTTGAGAAGTAATTATATCGTAATCGCTTGTTGCGTCAGTTTCTTGTAAACCTGCACCGAATACGGTGTTTCCTACAATTTGCATGTCCGATAAACATGTAATTTCAAAACTGTCGCTAACTTGGTCAGCAAATACTTTCTTGTGCAAACCTGAACATAAATAAAAGTCTTCATTTAATGTTGGATTTGTACTTTCTGCTGTCCATATTTTTGCGCGATCTTCGTCAAATGCGTCATTTGCAGGGCGGTAATATTTACCACCTACATTTACAGCATCTATTTGCCACTCATGGTTGAGTGGTGCGTAACCAAATGTTCCATCTGGTGTTGCATGATTAACATCTGCGTGATCATTTTTTACAACTGCCACTTTTTCTGGGTCTAATACATCAGACAGATAGTTAGGTAACGTATCTGGGTCTGTTGTGTATAAGAAATAGTCTTTCTTACGTTCCCATAACTGTTCTGGCACAATTTCTGCAGTTATCATTATAACACCGCCTGTGTTCATTGCGGGTGTTCTAATTGACATATCTATTGTAGCCATCCCATTCGTTGCTGACTTATCCAGGTTTGCGCCATCTGTTGCATAACGTTGGTTAAATCCTATCATTGCACGTTGACGACCCAATAAAATTGGTTGCTTTAATGCTTC